TTGTTTAAGTTATATTTAAAGAGAAAGGGAGAATGAATCTCCCTAACTCTTTTGTCTAATCATGTTTTTGTTAGGGAAAAACACCTTCAAGGCAAAAACCCCAGCCTAACTAACATGCATTGTAGTCTGATTTGTTGAATAAAAGGTTTGCTAATTCTTTTATCTCACAAGACTGCTCAAGGGGCCTTGAATCCCCTATGCCTACAGTATGTTAATCCCTCATTAGAAATGTCTACGTGATTTCTGTATTCCTACCTCGATTAACAGTAGAGCTGGCTTTAACGTCACAGGCGTATCTTGCTTTCCCTGTGATTCGATGTATGTCATTCCTGAGGCTACAACATTCTCATACATTAGATATGCTGGGTTACCTTTACATTCATGGCATTGTTTAAACTCCAATTAATTGTTTTGTTAAGTTATAATTAAAGAGAAGGGGGATATGAATCCCCCTAATGATTAAAATGGATAACCATCTCCTCGATCGTTTAATTTCCTAACTGATCTTCTTCTTTCCTGTATCTTCTTTAGTTTGACAACACTCTTTTTTTATTCTTGAGTTGTTTTTGTTAGAAGATCTAAACCTTTTAGCCACTCAATACCATCGTATTCTGGTGTATAATGTTTGCTCATGATAAACTCCTATTGTATTGTTTAAGTTATATTAAAAGAGAGAGAGCCAATTGCTTGACTCTCTCAGGATTGCTACGAAGCGTGATAAACACCTTTCTTGGAATTATAAGATGGTGCTTTAGGTGCCTCGTGACGAAGCTTGAACTCATCTAAGATTTCTTGGGCCATATCTCTTTTCTTAGGTTGAGGTGGTGCAGGATTAACTGAACGATATCCTGCGTTAAACAAGGACTTAGATGTTTTCAACGTAGTCTTAACACGAGGTAAAGTAGTTCTAACGTTACTTACTGTATTACCAGCTAATTTACCTGCTTTGATTATTAATTTAGATGTTATATTAAACATGATTTGATCTCCTAATTAGGTTAACATAACTCTTACTTCATGTAAGGAGTTATTATATTTAAAGAGATATAGAAATATGTAAGGGGTTCATGGAACATGAACACATTCTAACATCCGTAAGGATGTAACGTAATGTATTCATTGAACTCAACCAAGTTACCCTAACCAACCCTGTAAATGAATGGGGTAGGTTAATGGTAAATCTCTCACACACACTCTAATACTAGTTCCATAAGAGTGTTGGGAACTATTCATATAAATAGTCGTTGCATAGTATATATAGAATAATTAACTTAAAGTAAGGCTTTAACTATGGGACTGAAGGATAAAAAGTATAAGATTGAAGTATTTGATATGAATGCAGGCAAGTGGGAAGACAGGTGGATGACCAAGGCAGAGCTGTCAGAATTAACAGAAGCTGAAGATCACATGTTGGAAAAGATCCAAGCTGAATTTGAAATAACACAGAAGTCTATTGCCATGCAATTAGGTAAATTTGAGGATCGTAAGAGTAAGGATTAAAGTTAACATATATACCTTAAGGGTATATATACATGTATAAGTTAACTCTACATATATAAGTTAACTTCTACATGTATAAGTAAAGGATGATTGGAGTCATGGTAAAGATCGAAAGATTATACCAAAAAAAGAAGCAAGAGTTTATTGTGTACACCAAGAAAGAGGCTGATGCAGACCATTCCTTGGGATATTGCTATTGGAAAGATGCCAATGTAGGGGATATGGCTATTACAGATGATGATTATGTGATGGAATGCCTTACCAGAAAAGACTATACGGATAAGAATGGCAATGTAAAAACATATGTAAAGCTTTCTGGGGGCGTAGGATGGACAAACAACGCCTCTAAAATAAATTTTAAAGTAAATCACTCCTATAATACCTACACCAAAGTAAATCCTGCCAAAGACTGGGTAGAATATGAAGTAGATAGCACACGTGGGAAGAACACGATCAGCACGTATGCCACTATGATGTTAAATGGTAAAGTAGACTTTGCCCAATTAGGAAAAGTATATAGACCTAATGACACGATTCCAGAAGCAACTGTACGAAGATTTCTAAAAAATAAGAGGGTAAAGATGGAAGTAGAAAAAAAAGTAAAAGAAATACTGCTTGATAAGAGTATTACCAAAGAATTTGCTATTGATAATCTCCTAAGAGCATTGGAAATGGCTGAACATAAAGGGGATATTGGCAATTACCTAAAAGCCAATGACCAAGTAATGGACTTATTGGAGATGAAACCCAATAAAGCTATACAAACTGACACAGTAGAAATGATTGACACTAAAAAAATCCTAGACCAAATAACAGCCGAAGAAAAACGAACGCTAAAAGCACAAAGAAAGGTGGAAAAGGATGAACCCAGAGAATGATTACGAAGCACAACGCCAGCAATTAGAGGTTGCTACTAGGGCATTGCATGTTATTGCAGTAATGGCCGAAATGGAATCTCAAAATATTACTGAAATAGCATTGGATGCACTACGAGAGATGGAGACATATGGATTGATGTACGAATTCTACGACGATGAATAAAGATACACTATTATTACGCAATAAGCTGAAGGAAAACATGATTCTGTTTGGTCAGATCATTAATCCCCAGATGTATGCTGTGAAATCACCTCAATTTCACTATGATATTGCAGAAACGCTGATGAATGATGATCATAAGCAAGTAAATATCATTGCCCCCAGAGGTCATGCTAAATCTTCTATCGTTGGAGGTGTATATCCACTATATCATATTATGCATGGGGAAGGATCCAAATTAATTGTCCTTGTGTCACGTACTCAAGACCATGCTATCAAATTATTGGGGACAATCAAGGATGCATTGGACTATTCTCAGCAATTACGTGCTATATATGGATATTGGGGGCAACATAGTGCCAAGCAATGGGCAAAAGCAGAGATTGAGCTCAAAGATGGTACGATGATTATTTGTAAAGGTACAGGTCAGCAGTTACGTGGTATAAAAGTGGGAAGCCAAAGACCTACATTAATTATTGTGGATGATCCAGAAGATGAAAACAACACAAAAACAGCCGAGGCGATGGAATCTAACCTTAGGTGGCTGTTACAGTCAGCTATACCAAGTTTGGATCCTATAAAGGGCAAATTGGCTGTTATAGGTACACCACAGCATCAAAGATGCATGGTAGAAATACTAAAAGAAATGGAAGGATGGGTAAATCACCATTTTGCACCAGATATGGATAAAGAAATTGCATTATGGGAAGAATGGCAACCTATTGAGAAACTTAAGAAGAAAAAACGTGAATTAGAGTCTATTGCTAGGGTATCTGTATTCTATAGGGAGTACTTATGCCAGATTATTGGGGATGAAGACCAATTATTCAATGAAAAGAATTTTAAGTACCACGATTATGATTATACTGTGGATGACGAGGGACAGCACTTCCTGACAGATGGGAAAGACAAGAGAATCCCTGTAAATATATTTATGGGCGTAGATCCAGCTTCTTCAATAAAAAAGACTGCAGACTATTCGGTGGTAATGCCAGTTGCAGTTGATAAAGATAACAATAGGTATATATTACCTTATTATCGCAAACGAGCTACGCCTATGAAATTAGCAGAAGGTATTATACAGTATTTTAAGATGTATAAGCCTTCGAAGGTGCGTATTGAGAGTGTTGGCTATCAAGAGATGCTACGAGAGTATCTACGCACACGATGTGAAGAAGAAGGGATCTTTATCTCAGGACTCGAGATTAAAGAAAACCCTAGAACAGCAAAGTCTAGCAGACTTGAGACTATGGAACCGTATTTTACTCAAGGAAAGATGTATATGAAGAAAGATATGCTGGACTTAAAAAACGAACTCCTATTATACCCACGTGGCAAGCATGACGATCTATTAGATGGCATGTATTATGCAATGAAAGGTATGTACAGACCAAACCATACAGAAGAATCAGAAACGAAAACAAAGGAACGCTTTGAAAGTAATTCAAGAAGTTGGAAGATTTCTTGATAAAGTTTGGAACTTAAAGTAATACTTTAACGTTAAACATAGTAACTGCGATAGCTTCGCAACTTAAGTACGTACATATATGCATAAAAAAACATCGAGCACTCAGCTCACACAAGATTTGCTCAAAGAATACGCCTCTGCAAGAGAGAATTGGGCAAAGCAGGCTGTAGAAGATAATGAGTTCAGAAATGGTAAACAATGGACTGATGATGAAGTTACAGCATTACAAAATCGCTCACAGCAACCCATAGTAGTGAATATAGTTTATTCTGCAGTTGAGCAGGCTAAAGCTATGTTGACATCTAATAAGCCTAAGTTCCAATCTACTGGTAGAGAAACAAGTGATAATCGAGTAGGACGTATGTTCTCAGATATCATGGCTTACATATGGGATTTATCTAATGGTAATGTAGAATTAAAACAAGCCATTGATGATTACTATGTAAAAGGAATGGGAGTACTGTTCTCCTATGTAGATCCAGATGCAGACTTTGGCTCTGGGGAAGTAAAGATTAAATCTTTAGATCCTTTAGAAGTATTTATAGATCCTTCGTCTAAGGATCCATTCTGCAGAGATGCCAGTAATATTATAGTTGCTAAACTTGTTTCAGAAGAAGTACTTATTAAGGCATACCCTGAACATGAAGAGCTGATTAAAAAATCTCAAGAAACAAGTTATATCAACATACCTACAGAATCTCGATATGGTAGAGAGTCTCAAGATGTTACTTTAAAAAGAAGACAGCGTGGACAGAGTACTACAGATGAACGTGAATTAGAATTAATAGAACGATATTACAAAGTATGGCAACCATATTATAAAGTATACGATCCATATAGGGATGAAAGAAAGGTTCTCAATGAAGAAGAGTTTGATAAATACCTAGAAGAACCTGCAGTTATGCTTACGACTCCACAAGGTGAGCAGATATTTACAGACAGCAAAACAGTTGCTGATTATATA